AGGTACAACTGTAACAGACGTTGGCTTCAAGCTAGCTCTATCATAATAGTTTTAACTATTCGAGAAAAGGACGCTTTATGCGTCCTTTTTTTGTGGCTATATAACAGTATGAAACACCTCCCCAGTTTATGGCAAAGTGACGATGTTTGTTCTGTTAGGTTAGATCAATTAACATTATGCGACTGTCATTATGATGATCGTTATCTCTGGAAAATACTGCCTTTAATTAGAGATGAAGGCATGAGATACCCATTAGTTTGTTGGGTAGCTACTTTAGACTTTTATAACAATAAATTTTTAAAATCCGCTCCTCAGGAAATGCGAGATAGGTTGCCTCCGCCAAATGTTATAGGCGACAGTTATGTTGTAATGATTAAAGGCGGCAACAATAGATATCAAGCAGCAAAAGATTTAGGATACGATAGTATAGATTGTGTTATTTTAAACACTCAAGAAGATGCTATCAAATATGCTAAATGGTTTGCACAATGTGATCCTTTAGAAAATCCGCATTTGGAATATCGAGGGCTTTTCGACTATAAGTAAAACACTATGCATAAACATCACGGAATCGCCTACGGCTTAAAAAATCAAGAAGAAGGTTTAGAATTCTATACCTGCTATACGTTGTTTGATGTAACAAACACAGGTATTATCATGCCTTTCAATGTTAATTTAAACGCTATGTTTTTAGATACAGCAGATCAACCAGTCTACAATGAAAAAACTTGGGAACGCAGTCGTAACCAACAGCGTAACTGGGACACTATGATTCAGATAATCAGCATGCGTGCTCAGCCAATGATTTTGCAAAGTGCAAAGATGCTGGAAGATGATGTTGATCAATATAACTTTGGCGGATTTTACACAGGCAAGCACAAGATTTGGGCATTTCGTTTTGGTATAGAAGCAAAAGATGCTTATAGAAAAGGCGATAATCCTGTTTACCGATTATTAGAAGACAGTAATTTAGTACCCATGTCTGTAGGATTAAATGAAACTGCTGCTATTGATCCTGCAATGATCGATACTAAAAGCTATGCAGCTAACACCTACTTCGAGTTTGGTTATATTAGCTGAAAAAACACCCCAAAATGCCATAAATACTTGGTAACACTGGAGTATTCATATGGCTAGACCGGCTGACATTGAGAAAGAGAGTCTCGAAGCACACGTCGAACTGTGCGGCCAGCGTTACGATGTTATGGCAGAAAAAATGGCAACAATGGAAGAACGTCTTGATTCTGTAGAAACAGTCCTTAAGGAAATTAAGGATATGCTACAGGAAAAAGAAACACAGGCTTATAAAAAATTAATCAGTATTGGCATCACAGTAATTGGCTCACTATTAACCGCACTATTATCTCTGGTGCTATACGTCGCTAAAAGCGGCAAGATGTTCTAATTTATCTTGTATTGTGTTAGAACTTGTTATATAGTTTTAACATGCAAAATGAAACAGAATTTACCAAAGTAAAGGCCTTCATTAAAGATCAGCTAGACGATACCGACACTAACCTTGCGATAGTGCCGTTATCTAACGGGTTCGCTGTGAATCAATATCGTATTCGCAGCACAGATAATCAATGGCAACTTATGGACAAGAGAAAAAATATTCTGCATAGTTTTGTGAGCAAGAAGTTGGCAGTGCTTGCAGCCTGTCTACTGAGCAAAAAACAGAGCAAGAATTACCATACATTAAAGTTCCTTGATAATAAATTGGCAATCTATTTAGAAGACCAAGCATTATATGAGCAGTTAATTAATAGAAAACCTGACAATCTTGTGTACGAAGCCCGGTTGGATAGAGTAAAACAAAGCCTAGAAACTTTAAATTATGATATCAAACAACTGGAAAAATCTGTCAATCTACAATAAATATAACAAATAAGGACTTTGATTATGATCGTCAAGGAATTCGCTAAACCTCTCAGCTCAGCTGATCTTAACCAACAACTACAAAAGGTTTATTCATGGAGTCTAAACCTAAGTGAAATGACTATTGATAGTGCCAACAGCATTTTAGGTAATATGAAGGGCAAAGTATCTTCAATTAAAGAAAGTGCAAAAGGTCATTTTGCAGAAAAGAATCCAGCCTACATGGAAGCACTGCTAGTAACCAAAGTATTAGAATCATTTATTGACGAGCAGTTTGCTCAACAAGCACAGGAACGTAAAATGTCAAAAGCAGAAATGGGCAAGCGTGAAAAGTATGTCAAGGGCATGAAGAAGGTCAAGGGCGACTTTGAGAAGCGTTATCCAGGTCGTGGTGAAGAAGTTATGTATGCCACTGCCACTAAGATGGCACAAAAAGAATCAGTTGAAGAAGCAATGGATATTCTAAAGAGTGCACTTGCAGGTCAAGAGCCACTACTAGAAGGTGAATTTGATTCAGCTCGTGCAGTAATGGCAGCTCGTGACATGGTAGACACAGTTCAGGACATGGTAGAAAAACTATCAAAGATGATGAACGAAGACTTGCCAGCACTGGTAGACGTAATGCGTGGCGAACTAGGTGCAGCACAAGCTGATGCATTTAGCACAGCAGCAACAGGTGCACTACAGCCTCTACTAGATCAAACTAAAGGTGCTCGTCAAGCACTAGACGGTGCAGCTCGTGCAGCAGCGGGCGATACAGCAGCAGCTCAGCCACAGCCAATGGGCGCAGAGCCAATGGCAGCACCTATGGGTCCAGAAGAACCAGTAGCTGAACCAGAAACAGATGCAACAGCAGACGCAGCCGCAGGCGGTGACCTAGAACTAGGTCGCGGTAAAAGATAATATGCGTTTATTTGAAATCGCCCCAGATTTCAGTCGTAGCCAAGCCGGGGTGCTGATGACTATTGTTCAGCACCTCGACAGCAAAGTGCCTGCAGGTACACAAGTTCCATTTGAACGTATCACTGCACTAATGAACAATGCAGGTTATCCTTTCAGTTATGAAATCTTCAAAGATCTATTAGAAAAGAATCCTAAGCTAGGCGATGTTATACAAAAGCACGACAGCAGCAGCGTAACAATAGGTGAGCCTGAAGCAGAAGAAGAACCAGGTGCAGCAGATCCAGAACAGCGTGTGGATCAAATGGCTAAATCAGCAACACAGGATGCAATGTGATGTTAGAGGCGCTACTACCTATCCTTGTAGTAGCTATTGCATACAGCTTCTACAAGTTTAAGAAACATCAAGATAAACATTGCTGTCCTGAATGTATGATTGACACCTTCCTACGCCGCTAATAAATAATATCATGCGTGCAGAAGAATTACAAAAACTCGTTAGATTTAAAGACAGTCTTAATCCTGACATTTGGCAGAACAATAATCTTCGCCGCGAAGTAGAATATAAACTATTGCAGATTGCAAAAGAGTTTATTAATTTTATTAATATCCCTGATCTAAAACTTAAAGATATCACACTAAGTGGCAGTAACGCTAGTTACAATTACAATGACCACAGTGACTTAGACTTGCACTTGATTGTAGACATGGACACACCGTGTGGTGCACAGCTAAAAGAACTATTTCAAGCAAAGAAAAGTCAGTTTAACGATCAGTATGATATCTTGATCCGCGGGCATGAAGTTGAAGTGTATGTGCAGGATGCCAAGCAACCTCACATTTCAAACGGCATTTACAGCGTGCTTAAAGACGAGTGGTTAAAGCAACCTAAAAAGATCAGCGCAAATCCAGACGAAACTAATATCAAACACAAGTATGAATTCCTAAAAGCAGAAATTGATCGTGCTGTAGAAAGCATGGATCCTCGTGCTATTGCTAGATTACAGCTAAAGATTAAAGACATGCGTAAAGCAGGTTTGGAAAAGTCAGGCGAATATGGTGTTGAAAATCTAGCATTTAAATTACTACGCAATGACGGCAGTTTGGATGCACTATACAGTGCAAAGCAAAAAGCAGATGACATGCGTTTAAGTTTGCCAGAAGCAGCTAAAGAATCTGATATGCAGTTAATTAGAAGTGTAATTGATTTTTATCAAGACAACACTAAACTAAAACCTGTTGATGATGCAGACAAAAAAGCAGAAGAAATTCTAGACAAGATTACTTCTGGAAAACTAAAAGAAAAAGTAAAAACAATATTTGATCGTGCTAAAAACAATCCTTATGTTCAAGGTGGTGTTATCACTACTATAGGCAGTTTGATTGCAGGCGGTGTAATCAGCCAAGGTCAAAAATACGGACTAACTCCTCATCAAACCAACATATTCTTACAGGCAATTATCAATACAGTGCTGCCCACAATCTACAGTAGATTAGGTGGTAGAAGTTGGAAAGACACTATTAAGTTTACACTGGCCAGCGCAGGTATTGGTGCAGGCACTGCTGCCATATTAGAAGATGACGATGAAATAGAAGAAAACTTTGCAGACGGCAAGAATCCAGGACGCAAAGGCCTAGCCAAGCGCATGGGTGTGCCTACAGGTGCCAGTGTCACAAGACTGCGTCAAATAGCCAAGAACAGTTCAGGCGAAAAAGCTCGCATGGCACACTGGATGGCCAATATGAAAAGCGGCAAAAAGAAAAGTTGACAGTAGACTTAACTATGTTACAATAGTTAAATGAGCGGTTTACACAATCCAATTTACAATTATTCATCAATCAAGCGCAAAGAAACTAACGAAGGCCGCAGATACGAAACACCTGATGGTGGTATTGTTCCCAGCGTTACAACTATTCTAGACAAGACTAAACCAGAAGAGAAGAAACAAGCTCTTATGGAATGGCGCAAGCGTGTGGGGGAAGCCAAAGCCACTGCTATCACAACAGAAGCAGCAGGCAGAGGAACCAGTATGCACAAACAGTTGGAAAACTGGTTAGAGCTGGGCGAGCTTAAAACAGGCAGCAACTTAGTCCATGCTCAGGCAGCCAACATGGCACAGGTTATTATAGACAATTATCTTAAAGATCATTTAAACGAATATTGGGCAAGTGAAGCTAACTTATATTATACAGGATTGTATGCAGGCACAACTGACTTGGTAGGCTTGTATGATGGTGTGCCCAGCATTATTGACTTTAAACAAACCAATAAGACTAAAAAGACAGAATGGATTCACGATTACTTCCTACAGGGCAGTGCTTATGCTGCTGCACACAATCACTTATTTGGCACAGATATTCAACAGATTGTTATTTTAATGTGCAGCAAAGACTGTGAACCGCAGCGTTGGATTGTAAACGGCGAAGAGTTTGACAAGTGGAGTCAAGATTGGTGGGATCGTGTTGCCATGTTCCATCTTCAAACTGCATAAATATTCAATAATATTATTGGAGAACTCCCTTGGCAATCGTTACCATCAGCCGTATTCAACACCGTAGAGGTTATTACGAAA